GATCTTCCATGTACTGGTAGTACGCGTCTTTCCACTCTGTGACGAGTTTCTCGTATTCCTCTTTTATGAATACCGGCTTCTCAAATGACTTGTAGTCCGCAACCCGAATAGTCAGCCAGTCGGATAGTTCACCGGATTTTTCGCCTAGCGCTGTTTTTGTTAACAGCATCAGCGAATAGCCAGCCCTGGAGAATGCCTCAACGTAGGTAGGTTTTTTCTCTGCGAAACCAGGTGAGGCGCTGGCAGTTGTTAGAGACGCAAGGGAGGCCATGAAATTGTCACTTTTGATCCTGGCGTATTCCTCTCTTTTGTCGAGCCGGCTGACACAACTGAGCTTCTCACTGGATCTGGTTGTTTGTGCACTACTAGCCATCGTGACGACGCTCGTCGCCAACACTCCGGCCAATGTCACTAGAGAAGAAAAGGCCGCAATTTTAAATGCGATCTTCAAGTCGGTCCCGGTTTTTTCGTTTGACCCTGCTGATGCCATTTCAGTTACCCCGTGAGAAAGCGGCATTGAAAGGGTTCAGCACCAGAAACGCAACGTAACCCGCTTCGGCGGGTTTTTTATGCCTGCAAAGCGGGCAACTCATACCCAAGGGGTGCATCACCGTGGCAGAAGAAAACGAAATCGACCTGGAAAACCCGGCAATCAAGGCCGCTATCGAGTCTGCCGTAAACGCCTCGGTGACCGGCCTGAGCAACAAGAACAAAGAGCTGCTGGGCAAGCTGAAGGACACGTCCACCAAGCTGACCCAGTTCGAAACCCAATTTGAAGGCATCGACATCGAAGCCGTCAAAGGCCTGCTCAGCCGCGCCGGGCAGGACGAAGAAACCAAGTTGCTAACAGAGGGCAAGGTGGATGAAGTCTTCAACAAGCGGACTGAGCGCCTTCGTGGCGACTTCGACAAGCAGTTGAAGGCAGTCAGTGCGCGTGCCGAGAAGGCCGAATCATTCGCCGCCAAGTTCCAGGGCAAAGTCCTCGGCGACTCGGTACGCGGCGCTGCCCTCAAGGCTGGTGCACTGCCTGAGGCAACCGACGACATCATCCTGCGCGCCAAAGGCGTGTTCTCACTGAACGAAGAGGGCGAAGCGGTCGCTGTCGATGAGTCCGGCCAGACCATCCTCGGCAAAGACGGCAAGACCCCTCTGACCCCGCTCGAATGGGCGGAATCTCTGCGCGAAAGCGCACCTCACCTGTGGCCAAGGGCCTCGGGAACGAATGCCCCGGGCGGGGGTAGCGGCCAGGCTGCATTGAAGCGCTCCGAAATGTCAGCCACGCAAAAGCGCGACTACCAGCGCAAGCACGGCCAAACCGCATTCCTGCAATTGCCCAAGTAAGGGGATTCACCCATGGCTACAACTGTTAACAGCGATCTGATCATCTACAACGATGAAGCCCAGACCGCGTACCTCGAACGTGTTCAGGACAACCTGGACATCTTCAATGAATCGTCCAACGGCGCGATCATCCTCGACAACGAGCTGATCGAAGGCGACTTCCGCAAGCGTGCCTTCTACAAGCTGGCGGGCTCGCTGGATCACCGAGACGTGAACTCCGAAGCGAAGGTCGTCGCCAAGAAAATCAGCGCTGGTGAGGCGGTCGGCGTCAAGGCACCGTGGAAGTACGGCCCTTACCAGACGACCGAAGAGGCCTTCAAGCGTCGTGGCCGCCCGGTAGAAGAGTTCTCTCAGATCATCGGCCAAGACGTGGCTGATGCAACCCTGGAAGGCTTCGTCCAGTACGCCACTGCCGCGCTGCGTGCATCCATCGGCTCCAACCCGGCAATGGTCGTGGAAGCCAGCATCGAAACCGACGGCAAGAAAACCCTGACCCGCGGTATGCGCAAGTTCGGCGACAAGTTCGGCCGTATCGCGCTGTGGGTCATGCACTCGTCTGCTTACTTCGACATCGTTGATGAGGCGATCACGAACAAGCTGTACGAAGAAGCTGGCGTCGTTATCTATGGCGGTCTGCCTGGCACCCTCGGCAAGCCGGTACTGGTTACCGACACCGCTCCGGTCGACGTGATCTTCGGCTTGCTGCCCAACGCCGTGACCATCACCGAATCGCAGGCCCCTGGCTTCCGTTCGTACGAAGTGAACGACGAAGAAAACCTCGGCATCGGCTACCGCGCAGAAGGTGTCGTGAACATCGACGTGCTGGGCTACAGCTGGAAGGAAACTGCCGGCGGCGCGAACCCATCGCTCGCCGCAGTCGGCTCTTCGGCCAACTGGGCCAAGCATTCCACCAGCGACAAGGTCACTGCTGGCGTGATGATCGAACTCACCCCGGCTGCGTAAGCCATACAACGGTGCGGTCAGCAATGGCCGCCACGGGAGAACATCATGGAACTCGTTTACAGTAACCAGCGCGGCGACTTCGATCCGAACAAGCGTTACCGCAATCCGGATCTGTTCCGGAACGTCGAACGCGGCGTGACTAAGGTCACTGTGGTTGGCGACTACCCTGAGATCGTCGAGGCTTACAAGGCTATCGAAATCGACGTGGAGATCGAAACCCGCAAGACCCCGGTCAAGGGCAAGGCAAAGGCCGCTGACAAGACTCCTGCGAAGCCGGGCAAGGGCCCAACCAAGCCCGAGTCAAACGGCACGCTGAAAGACGGCACCACTGAAGAGCCTGTCTACATTCCGAAGCTGGAAGCGGATAATCAGTGGATCATCATCACCCGCGACGGCGTGCGTTTCAGTGATTTCGCTGGCGATGAGGCCGCCGCCAAAGCTGAAGCTGACCGCCTGAACAATATCAAGGAATAACCCATGCTCATTGTCGAGGACGGCACCGGCAAGCCGGACGCCGAAAGCTACGCAACCGCTGAGGACCTGGTTCTATATGCCGTGAAGTTTGGCGTAGTGATCCCGGCCGAAGAGGTCGCGCAGGAAGCCTTGCTGCGCCGGGCCGCTTTGGCAATGGACGGGATGACATGGAAGGGACGTAAATCCTCCGGCGACCAGGCATTGTCCTGGCCTCGCCGGGAGATTCGCCTTGATGGCGAGAACAAGCCGGAGCGTTATTTACCGGCAAGAATTCAGTACGGCCAGATGGCTCTGGCCGCCGAGATCCACAAAGACGACATCGACCCGATTGACCAGCGCAAAGGCGCGGTGATCAAAGACAAGGTGGATGGGGCTGTCGAACGTGAGTACGCGGTTATCAGTAACACCAGCAACCGTTTGCTGCCCGCTGCGCCGGATCGACCGAGCGCTACTCAGTTTGCCGATTACCAGCTGAAGCGCGGGCTGTTCGCCGTCAGGGCGTAGTGATACGTTGCACGCTTAATCAGATGGAGTTGCGATATGAGCAGTGAAGAACGGGAAATCCAGGCTGAATACCGAAGGGCCTGGGATCAGTATGCCAGTGCCTATATCACCGGTCGGCTCGCAAGCGCCGAAGGAAGTACGAGCGCGCAAACGGTTACACTGAAAGCTGCCGAGTATGCCGAAGCAATGCTTAAGCTGAGAAAGCAATACCTCGGCTGAGTCAACGGCCTAAAGCCTAACAGAACGGAGCCACCATGGCCTTTTACGAAGAAATGGCCGTGATGGCTCTCGCCCTCATCACAGAGTTCGGCCAGCCGGTCACCATCCGCGATGTTACGAAGGGCGTCTACGACCCGAGCAAGGGCGGCACGGCACCAGACGCCATCACTGAGCGCACAGCCCAGGGCATCATGCTCGACTTCACTGGTGATGAGTTCCAAACCAACACGCTGATCAAGGTGGGTGACAAGAAGCTGAAGCTCGCCGCGAAAGGCCTGGATCAGCCGCCGACGCTGCTCAGCAAAGTCATTGTGCAAGGCCGCACATGGTCAATCATCCCGCCGCTGAAAGAGATCAACCCAGCCGGGACGCCGCTGCTGTATGAACTGCAGGTCAGGTCATGAGCCGCGCCGGTGCCGGTCAATCCGGCAGCTTTGCCCTGAGCCTGGCCAAATTCGCTGAGCAGGCCACTCAGGCAATCGATGCAAGTCTTCGCGAAATCATCATTGAGGTCGGCAGCAGCGTCATCCGTATGTCGCCCGTTGGTAACCCTGAGATATGGGCGGCGAACGTGTCACACCGGGCCGCTAACAAGGCACAGGCAGATGCCTATGACGATCATGTTGAGGTGCGCAACGTCATCACTTCACTTACTCCCAGCAACTACACGAAGGGCGGCAGGCTCAAGCGCGGCGTCAAATATGCCAAACGCCTCACCAAGACCGAGCGCGACCAGAACTTCAATGTGAATGGACTGGTCGCTGGACAGGGCTACGTCGGCGGCCGGTTCCGCGCGAACTGGCATCTGTCGATTGATGTGGTCGAAAACGTCACCTTTGACGAGGTAGACCCTAGCGGAAACGAGACGATCGCGGCGCTGGTATTTGCCGTAAGTGACTTCACAGCGGGCCAGACTGCGTATCTCATCAATAACCTGCCGTATGCCATCCCGTTGGAGTATGGGCACAGCACCCAGGCCCCATCGGGCATGGTTCGTGTGACTGTTGCCCGCTTTCAACAGATCGTGGCTGAGGCCATCAGGAACAACCAGGTATGAGTCATAAGATCATCCGCTCACTGTTCGAGATGCGCCTTGCTGCGTGGGCTGCCGATCGTGAGCTGCGCGTCGCATACCAGGGCGTGAACTTCACTCCCAATTCAGACGAGACCTACGTTAGCGCCTTCGTGCTCCCGGCCGGGACCAGCACCGAAACGCTGGCGGGCGATCACCGGGTCTATACCGGGGTCTTCCAAATCAACGTCGTTACGCCAGTCGGTAACGGTACGGGCGATGCCGAGGGCTTGGTCGATGAACTGGCCGAACTGTTCCCGGCCTTCCTCCGGCTCAAACAAGACGACTTCGAGGTGATCGTGCTGACTCCGGTTGAGCCGGGGCCGCCAATCACTGGCGACACAACACTCACCGTCTCGGCCTCGTTTCAGTACCGAGCCGACACCGAATAATTCGCCCATTGGGCACACCCGAACCCGCCATTGAGCGGGTTTTCTCATTTCTGAAAAGAGGAAACACCAATGGGCTACAAAATTCCCAACGGCGGCTACTTCCAGCACGCCGCTACTTACGACGCGGTACAGGCATTCACTGCGATCTCCAACGCATCCGAGGCAGTCGCCACCGTCACCGGTAGCACAATCGCCGCCGGCGACATCGTCCTGCTCAGCTCGGGCTGGAGCAAGCTCGACAACAAGGTCGTGCGCGTGAAAGCGGCCACCGCAACTGCGGTCACCCTGGAAGCAATCGATACCAGCGATGTACTGATCTTCCCGGCTGGCGGCGGTGTCGGCAGCATGAAAAAGATTCTGACCTGGGTGCAGATTCCTCAGATCACCGATCTGGCCTTCTCGGGCGGCGATCAGAACTATCTGGACGTTGTGTTCCTTGAAGATGACCAGGGTAAGCAGATCCCCACCGACCGCGCTGCAACCAGCATGACGCTCACCATCGCAGACGATCCGGTGAAGCCATTCAACGCCGTGCTGATGAAAGCTGACGCAGGCAAGCAGGTTCAGGCGGCCCGACTGGTACTGCCCGGGAATGACCAGCTGCTATACGGCACCTACACGTCGTTCTCCAAGCAGCCGGCCGTTTCGCGCAGCAACCTACTCACCCGCACGGTGAATCTGGCGCTGCAGGCTGATCCGACTCGCTATGTCGGCGTGGCGGCATAACCCATGGCCAAATTCAAGATCGCTCAGAAACCCACGTTCAAAGCCAAGGTGTCCATCCCGCGCGTTGGCGGCCCGGCTGATGAGGTTGAATTCGAGTTCTTGTATCTCGACCGCATCGCTTTGTCCGAGCTGTTTGATAAGTGGAATCTCGCCCGGGATGCGCATGCCGAGAAGGTGCGAGCGGACGGGCTGTCGTGGGCCGAGGCAACCGCCGAAGAAATCACTCTGCAGGTCAACCAGATCAAAGACATCGTCACTGGCTGGGCCTTCGACGATACATTCAACGATGAGTCGATATCGGCGCTGGTTACGACCTGTGTAGCGGCACCGCAAGCGGTCCTGAGCGCTTACCAATCAGCCTATCAGCCAGCGCGCCTGGGAAACTAATCGCCTCTGCCCGCGCGCTGTATGAGCCTGATGCCAGCGAGAAGCTGCCCATGTTCGGGCTTACGGCCGGCGACTTCGACAACGTTGTTGAAGTGTGGCCTGACAACTGGCCGGCGTTCGTCGTCATGGAGTCGATGAGCACGCAGTGGCGGGTGGGGGCTGGCGGCGCTACAGGCCTTGACTACGGCGTCTTGCCTGACGTGATGCGCCTCGAATCAATCCCGAAAAAGAATCGCACCTCAGTTTTCCACGACGTTCGCGTCATGGAGGTTGAGGCGTTGGCCGTTATGGCTGAGTCACGCGACAACAGCCCGTGAGAGCGGGCACTTATTCAAGGTGAGTTATGGATATTGCCTCGCTCGGCATTAAGGTCGACTCCACAGATGCAGCGCAGGCAACCACAGACCTCGACAAGCTCACGGCGGCAGGCGGCCGAGCAGAGAAGGCGTCCGAGGGCTTAGCCAAAGGCGCGGACAAAGCATCGGCATCCATCAAAAAGCAAAAGGATGAATTGGCCGACCTGCTGGGTGAGATTGACCCAACAGTTAAGGCGCTGGGTCGTCTGGATGATCTGGAAACCAAGCTCTCGAAGCAGAAGAGCCTGGGGGCGCTTGATGCTTCGACTTTCAGCGAGTACCAAGCAAAAATCGATCAGTCCCGGGCAAACCTCGGCCGTTTTGACGATCGCCTGACCCGCACCGGAAACACCGCGAAGCAAACCGCGGCGGCGCTGCGGGGCGTTCCTGCTCAGTTCACTGACATTGCGGTATCCCTGCAAGGCGGCCAGGCTCCGCTGACTGTGCTCCTGCAGCAAGGCGGGCAGCTCAAAGACATGTTCGGCGGCATTGGTCCTGCGGCGAAAGCCCTGGGCGGCTACGTGCTGGGGCTGGTCAACCCGTTCACCGTTGCGGCTGCTGCTGTCGGCGTGCTGACTCTGGCCTACTACCAGGGAAGCAACGAGGCCGACGAATACAATAAATCGCTGATCCTGACCGGGGGCTATGCGGGCGTTACTGCTGGCAACCTCGCGTCGATGGCAAAGCAGGTCAGCTCTACCGTGGGCACTACAGGTGCTGCTGCGTCTGTTCTTGCTCAGTTGGCAGGTAACGGGAAGATTGCCGCCGGTAGCTTTGACGAGATCACCAAGGCCGCGTTGACGATGCAGTCGGCAAACGGAAAAGCGGTTGAGGAAACAGTCGCTGAGTTCTCCTCCCTGGCAAAGGAGCCTGTAGCTGCGTCGATCAAGCTCAACGAGCAGTATCACTACCTGACAGCGTCGGTTTACGAGCAGATCGTCGCTCTGGAGAAGCAGGGCGAGCAGGCTGCGGCGGTCAAACTCGCTACTGATTCATTTGCAGATGCTATCCAGTCTCGCGGCGACAAGATCACCGAGCGACTGGGCACCATTGAAGGTGCATGGAACAAGGTGGCCAAGGCCGCCAAATGGGCCTGGGATGCAGCGCTCGACGTGGGGCGTGAGTCGACCTACGAGGAAAAGCTCGCTGACCTGAATGAGCAGGCGCAGAACGCTGCACGGGTTGGCACTGGGCCGCGCGGTGGCGGCGGCCGAAGCCTGGCCGATATTGAAGCTGATCGTTCATCGCTGATGCT